TCACGCCTGTTTCTTTGGCCTTAGTACAACGTTAGCTATGCAATCGCTTGAAGCTTCGTCAGCTTGTTTCATGATGTGAGAATAGATATCTGTGGTAGTGGAAACCTTTGCATGGCCCAGCCGTTTTGATATGGAAATACTATTAATTCCATTAAAGTAAAGGATACTCGCCATAGTATGGCGAAACTTATGAGGATGTACGTCAGGAAGATTATACTTTTTTGAAAACTTCGCTAGCCAATCGGTAAGGCTATCTGGATTCATAGGCTTCCCATCGTCCTGTACAAATAAATATCCGCTATTCTGCCAGCGATCCGCATTCTTTAACCGCTGTTCGGTATACCATTTTTTATAAGCTTTCAGGAGTAGCATTGTTTCTTCCGGAAGCTTGATAAACCGGGTGGTGCTGGTTTTGGTTGAATCCTCATAAACGCCGCAGTCGGCGGAATACAGTAGGGCGCGGTCAATCTTAATTTGATTATGTTCCCAATCAACCTTACTCCATTTCAAGCCAACTACCTCACCACGGCGGCAGCCGGTAATAAGAAGCAAATGAGTGGCGGTTCTCCATTTGATAGGCTCGTTTTCTAAACAGTCCCGGATCCGCTCCACCTCTTCAATCTCAAAAAATTTAGCTTCATTTTTCTCTAATTTTGGCGGTGTGGCTTTTGTTGCGGCGTTATATGGAACGAGCATTTCCTTATCTGCCTGAGCAAGTACGGTGGATATGAGCCGGTGATACTCAACTATAGTTTTTGTTGAAAGCGGTTCTAAATCCCGCTCTATTTTAAACAGTTCATCGGTTTTACGGTTGAATACTTTCGATATAGCATTTGCACTTTCAAGAGATATTCTTTTACCCTGTGTGGCCACTGTGACGGTCATAGGGGCGATATGAGCCGCTGTTGCTACAGTTTGGCGGGTAAAACCTTCTTTACTTAGAAAGGCCCTTAAATCAGTTTTTGGAATTGCTTTATCTGCGCCTTCCCTTATGCCGGGCTCTCCTAAATTCTCATAAAAGGCATTCAGATGCTGCGGCCTTAACTTTTCTAGTTTTATATTACCGATGGCAGCATTGATGCGTTTCATAAGATCACGATATCTTACAATGGTCCGGTGCTTTGCACCGGCCTTTTCTTTTAGGCTAATCACGTATTCAGCGTATTGCGAAAAAGTTTGGCGATTGTCCAGAGTGTAGCCCTGCTCTATTCCGCTTTCAAATTCTACAGCAATTCTATTAAGCTCTTTTTCAATTTGACGCTGTGTCATATCCGGATCAGGCTTATAGGTCTTATAATGTCTGACTTGCTTTTCTCCGGAACGGCCAGCGGACACGGTTATCTGATAAGATATGCCTGATTTATTTTCCACTTTCCGAATGTTCGCCATTTTTTGAACCTCTTTTCTTAAAAGAATTCAGCCATGAGATATATTGCTTTTCTGATTTTTTACCTAGTTCTATATTTGACTTCCACTTCGCTGCATTTGTTGTGAAGTTTTTTAAATCGTCGCTGCATTTATTATAAAAGTTTTCATCCTCAAGGGCTTTTTTACTGTCAAGCCTATTTCGAAGCGTATTGTATATGCTTTTCCTAAGTCGTTCTGTGCTATTACTTTTTTCGCGTTCTAATTGCTTTATATATTTTGCTGCCTCTTTACAAGATAGGTGAGGATATTGGGGGCTCTTCCTATCACAATATTTTGTATCAGACTTATTTTCTGGAATAAAATAATTACTACAATTTGCGCACTTCCTAAAAGTATATCCCATGTCAAGGACAAAACTTATGGAAGACAAAATGAAATCTTCCACATCTGAGATGTCGTATTCATTTATTTCCGGCTTGGAATATAAATCATTATGATTTGCTTCATTAATTTTCTGAACGATATTGCCTGGCGTAACTGATTGTCTAAACATGCTTTCAAATTTGAGATCATTAATCTGTTCGGTTTTGCTAATTGGCTCTGAACCAAAACCAAATAATGATAGCGGACTTCTATTAGAAGTAATAAGTTTAAAAAAATCTTGATTATTTATACACTCATCAATAATTGATTGTAAGCATTTGTAATTCCAAAAACTGGTTTGATTTACTAAGTCAGGAAATGAGTTAATATCTAATTTTTTTAAATATCCTAAATCAATCAAACCTTCTTTTAAGTCATTAGAAAGAGATCCGATATCCCCCAAATTATTATAATATCTTAAATCCGATACTACGTTGTCACCAACATTAGCAAAAGAAAATAAAAAGTGAATGTCGGAAAGAGTGTCATCAATCTCTGCTCTAAGTGGATCCGCCCAAAAAATATTGTCGTCCTCTAAATTGGGGGGCAAATGATAATCTTCATAATAATTCTCTACAATTTTTAATATTTCAGTATTTATATTATCAAAATTCAAAGATATAAAATCCATTAATAACGAACCTACAGGGCCTTCCCAAAGAACGGTTTGACATCTATTGTGCTTTTCACAGTATTCACAATTATTGCAGGCTTCAAGTGAAGACTGTAACCCTTCGTAGGTGTCGTAGATTTCGGTCATCACGTCGCACCCTTCGCAAGTATCACATCTTATTTGAAGTAGTTCGGTCTTACTTTTACTATTTATAAAATATTGCATTGTGGCCCCCAATAATTAAAAAAATATTGTTTCCTTAGTAACTAATTAATAAAGAAAACAATAAACAGTTGAATTTACTGTTGTTGATGTTTAAAATATACTATAGAAACAGTAAAAAGTCAACAACAATTTTAGGGGGGTGAGAACAAATGATTGCAAATGCTGATATAAGGCAAGAAGCAGAGAGAGCGGGCATCAGATTGTGGAAAATAGCTGAACGATACGGGCTAAATGACGGCAATTTTAGCCGCAAACTTAGGAACGAATTACCAGCAGAGGAAAAGAGCAAAATTCGTTCTATTATTACAGAACTGAAAGGCGGTGAATGATAAGTGCAATTTACAGAGGTTGCCACAATTGAGAAAACATTTGAGCGGTCAAAGGCTGAAAATCTAGGCATAAGTCGTAACTTTTTGCGGCAGCGCTGTATAGACGGATCATTGAAATCAGTACGTGCCGGTTCTAAGTACCTTATTTTCTGGCCAAATCTCATTAGTCTTATTCAAAATGGGGATATGCCGGAAGTGCCTGAGCAGGACAGCGGTAAAATTCGCCGAATAAGTGGGTGATTAGATGGCCGATGTTCAGCCTGAAAACGGGTTTACCCGGATCGCAAACCAGATACTTGAAAACATTATCAAACTTTCGCTCAATGGAACTCAATTCCGTATCATCATGTTAGTTTGGCGCGAAACATACGGCTTTAACCGTAAAGAACATTCTTTATCAGAAACATTTATAGCGTCGCGTTTGGGACTTCAACGTCAAAACATTCACCGCGAAGTTAAAGGGCTTTTTGATAGCAAAATTTTAGTTATAGTTCATGAGGCAACGTTCAACAGTTCAAGAGTTATTGCTTTCAATAAGAATTACGATGAATGGCAAAATGGACTACTGGAATCAAAACAGATTACAGGAATCAGATTAGATTCGTCTACAGGAATTGAAAACGATTCGTCTACAGGAATCGGATTAGATTCCCATAGAAAGAAACCTTTAAAAACACTATTAAAGAAAGATATGCCCAAAGCTAAAGTTTTGGACAGCCCAACGGCAATTGAATTAATTTTAAATGACAAAACCCTTTATCCTATCAGCGAAGAAAGAGTCAAAGAATGGAGTTCTCTTTATCCCGCAGTCAATATTATGCAGGAGTTGCGTAAAATGAAGGGCTGGCTAGATGCAAATCCCGTAAAGAGAAAAACCCAGCGAGGAATTTTGCGCTTTGTTAATAGTTGGTTGGCGCGCGAACAGGACAAGGGGTTGAAGCAACCATCACAAGGAAAGGAATTACCATACTTATGCTAAAAGCAAATTATGAAGCAGAACAGGCGGTTGTTGGAAATATTATGATGAACGCGGCTGAGGCAATGCCAATAGTGGAAACAATAATCGCGCCGGATGAATTTTATGTCTCGGAGTTTAAAGCCCTTTATGCGGCCTGTCATGAACTCTACAAGGCAAATAAGCACATTGATGTGGTTACGGTACTTGCTATTGTGGGAGAAGAATATAAAGCTACGGTTTTAACAGCCGCCAACGCAACACCTTCGGCAAATCATTGCGCGGAATATGCCCGCCTTGTCCATGAACGAGCGCAAAAAATCAAGGCACATAGCAAAATCGTTGAACTATTTGAAGCCTTAGACGGTGATGAGGACAACACAAAATGCCAAGAGATTGCAACTGATGCCTTGAAATGCTTTGATAGTGGCGGCGAGAAAAATACAGTATCAGCAGAAGCCGGGTTCCTAAACTTTTGCGAACGGCAAGATCACCCCAAAAAATATATGCGCACCGGTTTTTCAATACTGAATAAATTTCTTTTCTTAGACAAGGGCGATTTTATAATTATCGGCGGAAGGCCGAGCGCAGGAAAAACAGCCTTTACGCTTCAAATGATGCTTAACATTTCGCGGAATTATAACGTAGTCTATTTTTCACTGGAAACAAAACCGGAAAAGATTTTTGACAGATTAATTTCAAATTTCGGTGGCGTGTCATTCAATAGGATTAAGACCAACAGTATTTCGGAACCTGAATGGACTACAATTACCGGCAGCTTTTCCGAGTTCCAAAAATTGAAGTTCAATATCGTGCAGGCAGCTGGCATGACAACGGAGCAGATTAAAAGCAAATCAATTCAGCTACACGCGGACGTAATATTTATTGATTATTTGACCTTAATAAAGTCAACCGGCAAAGGTCTTTATGAGCGGGCAACCAACATTTCGATGGATTTACACACTATTGCTCAAAAAGACAATATAGCGATTATTGCATTATCTCAGTTGAATCGCGACGGAAAAAGTGCGCCAGATATGACCAGCCTAAGGGATTCAGGGCAGCAGGAACAGGATGCGGACGCAATTATATTATTGAATTATGACGACCAAAATCCTACCGAAAGGGAATTAATTATTGCTAAGAATAAAGAGGGACGCATTGGTAGAATAAAGCTTGATTTCAACGGAGATAAGCAAAGCTTTTCAGCACAGGAAACGCGATACAGTGAGGGGAGTGAAAATGGGTAAATCGAAGCGTATGTCCATAAAGAAAATTGTATCAATTGAACCACAGATAAAAAAGGTTTTGGACGATGCTGCAAAGATGAATAACGCGGATTGGCCAGACTATTCCAGATTCAAACAAAAAATCTTGCCACTTGTCGGAAATCTTGCAGAAAAAGAAGCTATCCGCAATAGCGGAGCATATGTAACGGTCATCAATGCCCTGTGTGACGCATTGAAAATTTAATTAGGGGGAGCAAAAAAATAAACCTTATTTTAGCAAAAAGTATTTTTATTACAAACAGCACTCAAACGCAGATAGCTCTAAGGGCTAGGGCAAATAACGCAGTGCAATATAATTCTAAGGTTATGTTGCAGATCAAACAGGGTGATTTCTTCAAATCCTCAAGCGCCTAAAACAAATAAAAAAGCCGCCCTCTTTCGAAAGCGACCGTTTCATGTTCGATATTATGTAAACTTATTATACAGTGAAACGAGGGCGGTTGTCAATGAGTAATGAAGAATTAGCATTATTAATTCAGCAAGGGCAGCAGCAGTACATTCCGCAATTATATACCCAAGTCGAAAAGTTTATTCGAATGAAAGCAAACTCATTTTATAGGAACTCTGCAATAAAGTGTTCCCGGTGTGGCGTGGAATTGGATGATCTGATTCAAGAGGGCTATTTTGCAATGCTTGAAGCGGTTAAAGGGTACAAGCAGGAAAACGAATATAAGTTCCTTACTTACATAGATTATCCGTTCTTGAACCGCTACAACACCCTTATAGGCAACAGAACAGGCAGGGCGAAAAGTGAGCCATTAAACAATGCAAAGAGCCTTGACGAGCCGCTGGGCGCAGAAGATGGAACCTTTACGTTAAGCGATACCATAACAGATGAAAATTCAGAATCATTATTCGATGAAGCACTTCAAAAAGGTTATTTACAGTCTTTGCATGATGCACTTGAAAAAGGTATGGAGCAGTTGATACCCGAACAGCGAACAACGATTCAATGCCGGTATTTTGAGAAACAGACGTTACAGAAGACGGCGGACAAAATAGGTTGTTCCCGTGAAAGAGTTAGGCAGCATGAGCAAAAGGCGCTCCGTGTGTTCCGCAAGCCAAAGATAGCAAGGACATTAATCCCCTTTTTGTATGACGAAATGGAAAGCTATTCACTGCGCGGTACCGGGATAACAGCCTTTAAGCATACCGGGGCAAGTTCCACAGAGCGGACAGCGGAGCACATTGAACAGCTAGAGCGGCAGATTGCAGAGTTTCGAAAACAAATTCAAGGTGGCCAGTAAGCATTTGGAAACATAATATCCCCCCCGGAGTGTGATTCGAGATTTTTAATATTAAATGGAAACCGCAATGAATCTCTACACACAAACAATTCCCAATACGGATTTTGGAATGGCACGAAGAAACATCCCTAAGGGGTGGCCCATTCAAATCCTCTGGACATTGGAAAGAGGAACCGCAATGGTTTCATCTGTGTAAAAAATTCCTTTTATAGATTTATTTAAGGAACAAGGAAATTAGAAAGGTGGGTTAAATTATGGCAGAAAGGCCACCAAATCCCATGAGATTACTCCTTAAACATTGTCTAATGTATTTCGAAGTAGATGAAAGATAACACAGGACATCCTTACCCTAGTTAAGAGGAGTGACACCGAAATGGATATGTTCTTCCAATAGAGTCTACTTTTTATAATATATTTTTGCATGGTTGCAACATCAGAATATGGAATAAAGAAGGTGATTTCAATGCCCTAGGTACAGTTCGTGAAACTATTTTTGATTAGAATAATTATATTAAAAGGATGATTAGTATGCAAAAAATTACATTACGCGGCCAAGAATATCCGATTTTATTTGACGTGAACGTCATGCAGCAAGTCCAGAAGAGATACGACGGAATTGAAAAGCTGGGCGACAAACTCCGCGACTTTGAAGAGATGAAGTGGATTATGTCAACCATTATTAGTGAGGGAATGGAATATGAATCCTATATCACGAATCAACCAATCAAAAGAATCACACCGCAACAGGCCGGTATGCTGCTTTCATGGGGCGACTTCACAAGCGGCGTAATGTCTCAGAAGGTTATCGACGCCTTTAATGAAAGCTTGGGTAACGAAAAAAACTTGTCCGCCGAGGATTTGACGATGTTAGCGAATTCGATGCAGGATTTGGAGAAGACGAACGCTTAATCAATTTTCCTCGGCTTTCCTTCTTTGCAGTTACCTTACTAGGCTATTCACGCCGTGAGTATCATTATCTCACGATTAAAGAATTAACCGAGCAATTTGATGAATATTGCAATTATCATCAATCAAAAAATGATGAAATGGAGGTGTTGGAATGAGTGATACCATATCACTTGGCTTTAAACTTTCAGGCGAAGATGAAATGAAAAGGGCATTGACTGATATTAGCAATGCTCTCAAGGTCAACGCTTCTGAAATGACCCTTGTATCAGCAAAATATGATGAAAATGGAAAGTCTGTTGAAGCGTTAAACGCTAAGAATCAAGTTCTAAAATCAAGCATTGAGAATGAGCAAAAAAGCATGTCAACGCTTAAAGCTGCAATAGACAGCGCGTCAGCAGCCCATTCAGCAGCAGGCAAGAACATAGATACCCTTAAAAACAATCTCGAAGCCGCCAAAAATAAAATGACGGAAATGCAATCATCTACCGGCGCGACCAAGGCAGAACTATTAGCACAGCAAGCCGCAGTAAAAAGCCTTTCAAAAGAACTCGGCACCGCCGAAAAAGCTTATACAACAACCGGAAACAATACCACAAAATGGACTACTCAGCTAAACACTGCCGAAGCAAAAGTCATTACTATGAATAAGCAGCTCGGGGATAACGAAAAAGCTTTAAAAAAGGCTGAAACTGGCACAAGTTCGCTCGGGGATAAAGTGAAAAACATTGCTAATGTCCTTGGCGCGAATGTAAGTCCGGCACTGGAAACAGGGATTTCAAAATTAGATAAGTTCTCGACAAGCGGGACTGCGCTTACCTTGACAGTAGCCGGTATAGTTACAGTCCTTGGAAAAATGTCCATACAGGTCGCAGAGAACATAGACGATATGTCACAGTTAGCCCAGCAATCCGGTTTGACGATACAAGAAGTTGAAGGTTTAAAATTTGCAACCAATATGCTAAATACTGACTTTGGAACCGTTCAGGGCGCACTCACCAAGTTAACCAAAAATATGAGTACTGCGCAAAAGGGTACAGGGGATGCCGCAGATGCCTTTAAAAAACTACATGTGTCAGTTACCGACAGCAATGGCCGGTTGAATGATTCAGAAACTACGTTTTATAAGGTAATTGATGCTCTCGGAAAAATGAGTAATGAGACCGAGCGAGACGCGACAGCGATGACAATAATGGGTAAATCGGCGCAGGAGCTTAACCCTTTGATTGAAGCTGGATCCTCAAAGATCAAAGCATACATGGAAGAAGCCCAAAAATTAGGCCTGATTACCGGAAATGATACCAATGAAAGCTTTTTAAAGTTAAGTGACTCTCTTAAAGTTGCAGACGCACAATGGGACGCGCTCAAAATAAGACTATCGCAGGATTTATTGCCGGTGATTACTGCAGTGATAGAAACATTTAACGAAATACCCACTCCGGTGCTTTATGCGTCTGCAACAATAGCGACGATCATAACCGTTATTGTTATGGCAACTAAAACGATACAAGAGTTGACTATGACATGGGCAGCAATAAAAGGCGTGATGGCCGTAACCGATGCGGCTACAGTAACATCAACTGCTAAAATTATTGCTATAACCCTAGCACTTGTTGCCCTAGCCGCGATAATAGCAGTAATCATTGGTAAATCCGCAGAAGTCAGAAACACGATGAACAGCATATCGGAGCTAAACAACAGTTCTCCTTCATCCAAAAAGATGCAATACAATGCGCGTGGTACAAATGATTTTATTGGCGGATATTCAGTGGTTGGAGAAGAAGGACCCGAGATAGTTGAACTTCCTGCACATTCAAAAGTTTATCCAAATGGTATTATCCCAAAAGAATTGTCTACTCAATATGCATATCAACGAGTTCCTAGATATGCACGGGGTACAAGCGATCATCCCGGCGGCGCGGCTTTGGTTGGCGAAGAAGGTTCTGAATTTGTGGGCTTACCGACAGGCTCAAAGTCCGGTAATACAACTCAATCTACCATCAATAATTATTACAATGTCACAATCGACCCAAAGAACGTCAAAGAGTTTAACGATATTATTAAAATGGCAAACCAAGCAAGTCGATTTAAGGTACAAGGGTCTTTTTAGCAACATGGGTACAAAAGTCCACCCCCTGGGGTATGGAAAATCTCTAGTCCGAAATAAATAAAGAACCGTATCGAAGTTCAACGCGCAACTTTTTCCCGATATCAACTATTTTTAGAGTTTTACCATATGGCTTTGACTTTTGTAGGTAGAATCAGGGGTTCCAAGCTTTGCAACTTTGAAATTGAGACAATATATAGGAAAATTAGTCTGAAAATATTAAGGAAAACGCACCAAAAATGCTCCAAAACAAGCCTAAAATACCTATTTATTGTCTTGAATATCAAGGTAACTAATACAAAAATTCATTTAGGAAGTTTTTGTGCGGGAAACATCCGACGCGGTTTCCGTTTCGTCTTAACCAAACTTTTTCTGATACCCCTATTGGTAGACCTCAATAATATGTGGTTACTGTATCATAAAGCGCAGTAACCACAGGAAAGGAAAGCTATGTTCGTTGTGATTCAAGAAATTCAGCTTAAAAAGCCAAACGCCTACGGAGTATATAAAGAATTTGAAGTAAGCTCGACGACATTTTCTTTTAGCGGCGTGACTAAGACACATTATTCCTATTACCCAAAATCTGATTGCGGACGTTTTGACCGGCCACACCGTGAAGCCTATAAAATAAGCATACATCAAAGCTACCGGGAGAGCGGCAAGGTTAAGAAAAAACAATGTGTAATTGCCACTATTGGATACTATGCCCTTGCGGAAGAAACATGGAGCTTGTATGACTTGATGCAATCTGGAATAAATCACGCGATTGCAATGTTTGAAGAATCCGAGGATACAATATATGACCTCGTGGAATCAAAAATTTCCCCGGTCCGCGACAGAATACGCAAGGAATATCATAAGACTGAGGAATATAAAACTGACAAGGAACGCGACAAAGTTCAAAAGAAATACCAAAAGGTCAAAACTGCTTTCGCAAAGAAGTACGGAGTTGGCGAGGATGAATACGATTATTGCTATAACATATTCGGCGAAGTGATGGACAAGGCTTATCTCGATCAGATCATACAGCGGGCAGCGGCTTACAGTAGTTACCGCACAAGTGGGTACAGTAACTACACAGCGGGCAGCACAGATTATTCCAGTGCCGGTTATGGTGGCTATTCTATTCCAGTACATAGTAACCACACCGAGGAAGAAAAGCAATATTTGAAGCAGTTTTATAAAACGCTTTCGCTCAAATTTCACCCGGATATGAACCCGGACAAGGATACCACAAAAGAAATGCAATTGCTAAACAAATTAAAAGAGGACTGGAATTTATAAAAATGCTTTATTATCGCCTGTAAGGCCGTACAAACTGCTCTTATTTCAAGCGGTAAACTTTACAGGATTTACACAAAATCGCTCGCAGCGGGCAGAGGAATATAAAAGAAGCGGACAACCGCCCATGATAGGAAGTGTCCGCTATTTTGTCTTATAAATTATGCAAACTCACCTTTTACCAACTTTTCAAGCGGGATGTGTAGTTTTGTACTGATAAATCTCAATTCTTCAAGAGTAAAGGTTTCCGGTTGCTTGAACCGACGGTATAAAGTAACTTTGTCTTTCCTCATTGCCGTTGCAAGCTGGTCCATTGAAAGCCCTAACAGATCCATGCCATACTTGATTGTGGCGATAAGAGCGCGGTTCTCTTGGGTTACTGCTGATTCTCTTAGCTTTGGCATAATTTATCACCTACCTATCAGGTCCTCGAAGATCATTAAGTATAAATATTCCAATAATCTCAAATATTGGGTAGCCCACAATGTTCTAAAATATAATTACTTATTAATTGAATGACTTGTTAAACAATTCTGCCATGCGTTCCGCAAACACTTTTTCATCCACTTCAATGTACTCAGTGGACACAACCTCAAATTTGCCATTTACTAAAGATGATTTTTGAGATACAGGGACTTTAATGCGGACAGGCTCATTCATTCTTTTCAATGTAGTCGTAAAGCTTTTTCCTAATTATGACATATGTATAATGGCTGCTTGTTTTGATTGCTTCTCCAAACGTGTAATGCTTATTTTGCAAGGCGATTCTCAATGTGTCTGCCCCAATTCCTAAGATTTGAGCGGCTTCTGAAACTTTTATGCGAACTGATTCGCTCATTTGGCTCCCTCTTTTCACTTAATACAGCAGAATGGTTCGATACTCTGACTTTCTAAAAATCTTATCAAAACATGAGTGAAAAAAGCGTCTAACTCAGTCGGATAATTAAAATAATACTCGATGCGAAGGAGAAGCGTAAAAAACGGACACCCCCATTATAGGAAGTATCCGACACTTTATAATTTATTCTTTTTGCAACCATAACATATTTGCAACGTTCCACGCTGATAAGCTTCCAAAAGACCGGGGCTGATCTGATAAGTCCAGTTTGATTTTTCTTTGTGGGCTGTGCCGTAAGGGCAATGTTGATCTTGAAGTATTCCGTACACATGAAGATAAGACACTCCGAGATACGCCGCTGCCGTTTTTACCGGAACATTATCCATTGCAAGGATTTCTTCATCTGTTGGTTTTTCCATGATCTTCTTCCTCTACATACTCCATAATGTCGCCCGGCTGACACTGCAAATATTTGCAAAGACTTTCAAGCGATCTAGTGTCAACATGCCCTTCCCGTTTTCGCATTTTGTCAAGAGTGGCAGTTCCTACAACTCCGTCTTTCCTTAACCGATAAATAGTAATCCCCTTTTTTTCAAGTAGCGCAAACAGCTTACTATAATCCATTGGCATTTGTTGGCCTCCTGTATATTCTGAATCTTTATTACTGTACATAAGTATAGCACAACTAGGCACCTAGACATAGGTCATAACTAAACAAATATATAACCTAAACATTGGTCATAACACCGATTGATTATGACCTAAAGATAGGTTATAATAAGAATTAGAAGTTAAGGTAGAGGGGGAAAGCAAAATTAATTCAAGGTAAGAGTATAGGCACCCTGCCACCGACCAAAGTCACAGAGTGCCTATCATATCCACCGAAGTGGTTATTTATATATTAACATAGCCGCTTCTACAAATCAATCACAATTTGAAAGGGGCTTTGAAATGAGAAATACAGAATTGTCGGATAAGGAAAAAGAACTATTAGCCGTATCGCGTGATGGGAACGGAAGATTCTATAATGCAGGATTTAATGGAGAAACATTTAAAGCGTTCCCAAATTTTACATCCGAAACCACGGCGGACGAAGAGCTCCAAATGGTTAGTGATTACATTGACAAGGTTTGTGATGAGAACGGTTGGGGGTCTCCTTCACCACAGGCAAGAGAAGTTATGAAATTGCTGAATATG